GATGGCGGTAAAGCTGTCGTACATTTATATGATTATATAGGAGAAGAACATGGCTCAGGATTATGAAGTTAAACCAGGACAAGGATCAGTTTGGCCGAACGACCGCAAGACAGAAGATTGGCATGCAGATCATAGAGGGAAAATATTATTACCTGATGGAAGTGAACACTACATCGATGTATGGGATAATGAAAAGGGTGGCAAAACTTGGCGTGGGATCAAGATTGGTAGTCCTGTGGCGAACGCAGGTGCCAGGACATCGGTACCAGTTTCAAATAAGGACGCATCTAGTGATTCTATCAACGAACTAGAAGATGACTTACCCTTTTAATGGCAGAGACTAAAAACAAAAACAAACCGATTCCCAGCCTAGCTGGGTACGGAGGAGTACGTGCTTTGCAAAAGAAGATGGAGCGAAGCACTACATTAGCTGCAAATAGAGAGGCTGTCGTGTACAGCCTTCTCTCTATCGCCAACACTAAAGTAACGGACATTATGGAATGGGACCACACAGGTCAGGTACAAGTTAAAGCAAGCAAAGACATTCCAGAGCATGCGTTGCAAGCAATTAAATCCGTCAAGATAGACAAGGACGGTCAAGTGGCTATTGAGATGTGGGACAAGGTAGGTATATTGCGTATCTTGGCTAAAGCATCAGGCTTACTAGACAATCCAGAAGAATCCGATAAGCCATCAGTCATTGGCATTAACATTAAAGCACCAGAGATAATTGATCAAGATGAATCCTAAAGACACAATGGAGGAAAGAGCATGGACCAAAAAACCAAGATTGACCAACTGCGAGAAGAGTTTGCTATGGCAAACATGAACAACTCAAGGGTTATGGAAATTATTGACACACTATATGCCGAGAACCAAGAACTTAAACGTCTAATGACGATGAGGTTTAAAGACATAGACGATGAGCAATAAAAAAGTACGCAGTCAAAAAGAACTATCAGGCCCAGGTATTGACCTAGACTTTAGCACGGCTCCAACGACCTATCAGTTTCTTTCTAGTAATGACTTTGTAAGGGGACTTATGGGTCCTGTTGGGTCTGGTAAATCCTATGCTTGCGCAGCAGAAATTATGATGCGTGCTGTAAGACAAAAACCATCACCGCATGATGGCATTCGTTATACACGATTTGTTATTGTCAGGAACTCTTACCCGGAACTGAAGACGACTACCATTAAAACGTGGCAAGAGTTATTTCCTGAAAACACTTTTGGTCCGATGTTATACACGCCACCCATCACGCATCATATACGCCTTCCCTCCAGAGGTGATGCAGCTGGGATAGATTGCGAAGTCATATTTTTAGCATTGGACCAACCAAAGGATGTACGTAAGTTACTATCACTTGAACTAACAGGAGCATGGGTTAATGAAGCTAGAGAACTTCCTAAGGCAGTTATTGACGGTCTTACTCACAGGGTGGGTCGTTATCCTACTAAGCGTGATGGTGGTCCTACCTGGCATGGTGTCTGGATGGATACCAACCCAATGGATGACGATCATTGGTGGTTCAGACTTGCCGAAAAAGAAAAGCTGTCAGGAAAGTTCGCTTGGAAGTTTTTTAAACAGCCAGGTGGCGTGGTTGAAGTACCACCAGAAGACTTGCCAGAAAACCCAGAAGCAAACGATCATATCTTCTCAGGGGGAAGATGGTGGCACTTAAATAGAAAAGCAGAGAATGTTTCTAATCTACCTTCCGGGTATTACATGCAAATGCTTGGTGGTAAAAATCTGGATTGGATTCGTTGTTATGCCGAAGGCAAATATACCTATGTGCAAGAAGGCAGACCTGTATGGCCTGAATACAACGATCAAATGATGAGTGGGGAGTGTGATTATGATCCTCAACTGCCCATTCATGTTGGACTCGATTTTGGTTTAACGCCAGCAGCCGTTATTGGGCAACGATTAAACAATGGGCGTTGGGTTGTGTTGCATGAAATAGTAACGGAAGATATGGGACTAGAACGTTTTGGTACGCAGTTGTTAGCTGAGTTAAATGCTCAATATCCTAAAGCGCAAATATTAGTATGGGGAGATCCTGCGGGTATGCAACGTGATGCTATCTATGAAGTAACAGCATTTGATTATCTACGCACACTAGGACTTCGAGCGCAACCTACGGCATCGAATAACTTTAAGGTTAGGCGTGAAGGCGCAGCAGCGCCAATGCAACGATTGATTGCGGGTAAGCCTGGATTATTTATACATACGTCATGCAAACGCTTACGCAAATCCTTAGCTGGTGGCTATCACTTTAAACGTATTGCCATAGGCGCAGGGCATGAACGATTTAAAGATAGTCCTAATAAAAACGAACATTCACACGTTGGAGATGCGTTTGGTTATTTAATGCTAGGGGGTGGTGAGCATAAACGAATGACTAAGAACAGTTTAGCTTCTAATACACTCATTGTTCAGACTGTTGCAACATCGGATTTTGATGTCTTCAAGTAATATAGTAGCAATACTAAAGAAAATGCCGAAAGTAAAAGGAGCTTACTTTTTACCTTTTCATATTGACCATACTAACAATTTTCAAGGTATTATAGATTATGAAACTAAATCAGTTACGCTTGAAGATAGAATCCGTTTTATGGACTTACAGTCTAAATGCGGTCCTACTGTTACTGCGTTTGTTGATAATATACCTGTTGCTGTGTTTGGGTGTGTTATCTTGTGGAGTGGAGTTGGTGAAGCGTGGTCTATCTTTTCAGAGAGAGCTAGACGATATCCAATAGCTATGACTAAAGGTGCTATTGCATTCTTTGATATCGTAGAGATATTGTTTAGTTTACACAGGTTACAAATAACAGTAAACTCTAATGACAGTCGTGCTATAGCTTGGGCAAAATGTTTAAAATTTGTACCTGAAGGACTGATGCTTAGATATAGTGCAGATAAAGATGATACATTTATGATGAGAAGGAGTAAGTAATGGGTGGATTAATAGGTGGTGGTGGTAAGCCAGATAACTCAGCAGCAATGGAGTCTTTAAGACTTCAAAGAGAGCAAACTGCAACAGCAAAAGCACAAGCGGAAGAAGAAAGACGTAAGTCAGCAGAAGATTACTCTGCAAAGAAAAGATTATTAGCTCGTGGCGGTAAACGTGCATTGTTAGCAGAAGGTCGTTTAACTCCCGAAACAGGTATAGATGAAGAAGATCCACTTAAGCCAACATTAGGAGCGTAACATGGCTGCGCTTGATTATGGCATGGCTTTGTCCCGTGGGTTAATTGCTCCACAAAAAGAATTGCAAACACAAATAAAAGAGCTTGCAGGCGCTTCTTTTAAATCAGAAGATTGGTGGAATAAACAGCTTGATCGACAAATTCAAGAAGGCTATAAACAGACGGATAGAGTTTCAGCAACTTTTTTTAATGGTCGTGGTACTTTTGATTTAAAAGTAAAGCAAAAAGGTTATGAATCAGCAACGCCTATAACTGAAGAACGATACGCTAGGCGTAGTCGTGGTTTCCAACAGTATTTACCTATTACCACACCTAATGTCGATCCAAGAAATTACAGGAAAGAGTCTTTTATTACTGGGTATCATGCCGTTAAGCAAGTGAATCTTTCCTCTGCTCAATTAGGAGATATTCAAAAACAAGCCGAACAAAACATTGCTAACGTTAAACGAGATGCAAGGCTAGAAAAAAGCAAAACAAAAAGAGGTGCTAGGGGATCTAGTGGTTTGTTAGGTAAGTCAACTTTACAGGATAAGGGATTGTCCGCTAAGTTGCCTGAACTAGGAAGCATGGGATTGGGCATTGAAAAAACTTACTTAGGATAAAACATGACAGATAAAAATAAAACAGAGTTTAAAGTTGAGTATGGTAAAGATGGTAAGCCAACAAAAGACTCAATGAAAAAAGCATTTGAGTATGACAAAGGGTTATTTTTAGACCTTCAAGAAAAGCATTTTGGCACCAAAGGTAGTATGGGTGATGACAACTTAAGAAAGAAAATAATGAATATGTTTAAGAAAGGCAAAGACTAATGGCTAAAGGTTTATACGACAACATGAATGAAAGAAAGAAGAAGGGCATAAGCCGTCCTAAATCTAAATCTACCATATCAGATAAAGCATATAAAAACATGCTTGCTGGATTTCCTAAGAAGAAAAAGTAATGGTAGCTAAAAAACATCAGAACCCGGAGGGAGGTCTTAATGAAGCAGGTCGTGAACACTTTAAAAGAACTGAAGGATCTAATCTTAAGAAACCGCAAGGATCTGGCACTGCTGGTAGGCGTGTATCTTTCGCTGCTCGTTTTGGTGGTATGGCTGGGCCTTTAAAAGATGAAAATGGTAAGCCAACAAGGTTAAAACTTGCATTAAAGAAATGGGGTTTTGGAAGTAAGGAAGCTGCAAGAAAGTTTGCAAATAAAAACAAAAAGGGATAAGCATGGCAACAATGATGAGATTAAATGCCCAAGAGGTATTAGCAAGGCACGATAAAGCTTTAACAAAAAAGGAAGACTTTAGAAGTCTTTACGATGAAGCTTATGAGTTTGCATTGCCACAAAGGAATCTGTATGACGGATACTATGATGGAGGAGTACAAGGCACAAAAAAAATGAATCGTGTGTTTGACTCAACTGCCATTAATTCTACTCAACGGTTTGCTAACAGAATGCAATCAGGCATATTCCCTCCTCAAAGAAAGTGGTGTCGATTAGAGCCAGGCTCAGATATTCCTCAAGACAGAAAAGCAGAAGCACAAGCAGCATTGGATCTTTACAATGAAAAACTATTTGATACATTAAAACAGTCTAACTTTGATGTAGCTATTGGTGAGTTCTTACTAGACCTATCTGTAGGTACAGCCGTGATGATGATTCAACCCGGTGATGATATTAACCCTATTAACTTTATTCCTGTTCCACAATTTCTTGTGTCGTTTGAAGAGGGAGCGCATGGTCAAGTAGATAACGTTTATAGACGAATGCGTTTAAAAGGTGAGGTTATAAAAAGACAATGGTCTGATGCAAAGGTTCCACCAGAAATGCAAAACATGATTGATCAGAAACCAACAGAAGAGTTAGAGTTTGTTGAAGCAACTATCTTTGACCAAATACGTGGCGACTATTGTTATCATGTTATTGAGAAGAAAAGTAAAACTGAAATTGTGTATCGTAGAATGGATAACAGTCCTTGGATTGTATCTCGTTATGCCAAGATTGCAGGTGAGACTTATGGTCGTGGACCACTTATTACTGCACTGCCTGACATTAAAACCCTTAACAAAACATTAGAGTTGGTACTAAAGAACGCATCATTATCTATTAGTGGTGTATACACAGCTGCTGATGATGGGGTATTAAATCCAAACACTGTGAAGATTATGCCGGGAGCAATTATTCCTGTAGCTCGTAACGGTGGTCCACAAGGCGAGTCATTGAAACCATTACCAAGAGCTGGTGACTTTAATGTATCACAAATTGTTATGGATGATTTGCGTAAGAACATTAAGCGTATCTTATTAGATGAATCATTGCCACCAGACAATATGTCTGCTCGATCAGCTACTGAGGTAGTTGAAAGAATGAAAGAGTTAGCTCAGAACTTAGGCTCTGCGTTTGGTAGACTGATTAATGAGACGATGATTCCTGTAGTAACCCGTATGTTACAAGTCATGGATGAAAAAGGATTGATTACCTTACCACTTAAAGTAAATGGTTTGGAAATTAAGATTTCACCTGTTGCTCCATTAGCGATGGCACAGAACATGGAAGAAGTGCAGAACGTATTACAGTATGCACAGATTGCACAAGGAGCTGGGCCTGAAGGCGCTATGAGTATTAAGGTTGATGAAATGATGGATTATATTGCTGAGAAGTTAGGCGTTCCACAAAGGATGAGACCTACACCTCAAGAACGCATGATGATGAAACAACAAATGCAACAACAAGCTCAACAACAACAAATGATGCAGATGGCAGCAGAAAATCCTGAAGCAACTGCTCAAGTAGTGCAAGCAGCTACACAACAACAAGGACAAGGGTAAACTATGGCAACTGCTAAAGAAAAGATAAAAGCAAACCAACTGCTTAAAGCAGAAGAAGTTGAAAAAGCTGATACTAGGCAAAGAATAAATCAATACAATTCAGATTCTAGAAATAAAGTAGACAAAAAAGATGGCGTAGAAGGCATGATGAGCAAAAAGCCTAAGTCAAGTGTTGGTATGTATAGAAAAAGTTTAGAAATTATTGAAAAATACAACAAGTTGTCAGGATCAGAAAAAGATAAATTAAATAAGATGGAAAAAGAAGAAGTACAACAAGCAAAAATGTATGTTAAAGAGATTGCAAGTCAGACTTCGCACAAAAGTATGAAAAGAAGCAATCGTTTATTGATGCAGGGAATGAGTGTAGAGGATGATGAGTAATGGCAGGATGGGATGACTTAGAACAAGCATTACCACTTGACGTGCGTGATGTTAAACAACAAAGAAACGAAACAGATCAATTATGCCTACGGGTATTTGGTAGTGAAGATGGAATAGAAATGATAGCTTGGTTACGCAAGACTATCTTAGAGCAACCTGTAGCCTTGCCAGGGAGCGACTCTAGTTATGCGTTTTATCGAGAAGGGCAAAATTCAATAATTAGAGATTTAGAAGCAAGGATAATTAGAGCAAGGAAAATGTAAATGGAAACAGCAATCGAGCCTAGTACGACTGAGGAAACTCAGGAAGAAACTGGCCTACTCGACCATGCAACACCAGAAGAGGAAGCCAGCACAGATGAGGTAGGAACTGAAATAGATCATCGTGATCCTGAAGAAGTAAAAGCTTTGGGAGAGGAAGATGATGATGCACCACTGGAAAGACCAGAGTATTGGCCTGAAAACTTTTGGAATAAAGAAGAAGAAGCTCCTGACCTAGAAGGAATTGCTAAGTCGTGGAAAGATTTAAGAAAGCAAATATCACAAGGAACACACAAGGCACCAAAAGATGGTAAGTATGATTTATCTTCATTTGGTGATACTCCTGAAGACGACCCAGTAAGAGAGCATGTGGTTAATTGGGCAAAAGAAAATGGGATTAGCCAAGCTGGATTAGATTCATTAGTAGGACAAGTTGTTGGTATGAACCAAGAAGCTGCACAAAATTATGCAGTAAATCTTGCTGAAGAAAAAAAACAGTTAGGTCCAAATGCTGATGCCAGAATTAATGGCATGGTTAAATGGGCATCTGGTTTAGTTCAGAAAGGTGTTTGGGGTAAAGAAGATTTTGAGGAATTTAAAGTTATGGGTGGTACGGCTAGAGGATTAGCTGCACTAGAAAAAGTAAGAAGCTCATACGAAGGACGTATTCCTGTAGAATCTGCTCCCGTAGATGGTGCGCCATCAAAAGATGAGTTATATCAAATGGTCGGTGATCCTAAATATCAAACTGATCCTGTCTATAGAGCTAAGGTAGAAAGAGCGTTCGCTCAAAACTTTAGTTAATTACCTTGCATATGCCTTAACTTTCGTGTAGATTATAGTTAAGGCTTATTGCAAACATTCGTTTTGCAACCCTAAAACGCAAGTAACCTTGTCGAATGGCTATCGTAAGTAGCAAGCACCGGCCCAGTTCTCTGGCATACCACAGCGATTAAATTTTTATTTTTTAATTTCTAAGGAGACATAACATGGCTATTGGATTATCCTCAGCTTTTGTTACACTCTTTGATGCCGAAGTTAAACAGGCGTACCAAGGCAAAGCTGCCTTAGTAGGTGCTACCAGACAAAGACGAGGCGTTGAAGGCAATTTAGTAAAATTCCCTAAAGTTGGGAAAGGCGTGGCTACACTACGTGTACCACAAACAGATGTTACACCACTTAATGTTGACTTTTCACAAGTTACTGCAACCATGCAAGACTGGAATGCAGCTGAATACTCAGACATTTTTATGCAACAAAAAGTTAATTTTGAAGAAAGATCAGAGCTAGTTCAGGTAGTAGCTGCTGCTATTGGTCGTAGACAAGATCAACTTATCCTTGATGCGCTTTTAGCTGCTAAAGGTTCTACAGTTGCTGCTGGTGGTACAGACTTAACAGTTGCAAAATTACGTGATGCTAAGAAAACACTAGACAGTAATAACGTTCCAGCAGAAGACAGACACATCGTTCTTCATGCAAACAACCTGTCATCACTTCTTTCTGAAACAGCAGTTACATCGGCTGATTTTAACACAGTTCGTGCATTAGTATCAGGTGAGCTTAATACATTCTTAGGCTTTACTTTCCATACTATTGGTGATCGAGCTGAAGGTGGCGTATCTATTAACGGCTCAAGCGTTCGTTCATGCCTAGCATTCCACAAGTCTGCTATTGGTTATGGTGAAGGCATAGGTCCTAAAACAGAAATCAACTATGTTGCAGAAAAAACATCATTCCTTGTGAACGCTATGTTATCAGCGTGTGCAGTTGGTATTGATGGTGAAGGCATTGTTGAAGTTCTAGCAGACGAATCATAATTTAAGGAGACATAAACATGGCTTATAGTAAAGATGGACTAAGCCCAGCTGGCGCACAGTCAAAAGCTGGTAACGCTCCTCAAATGTGGACATACCAGTCAGCAGACGCAATTGCGACTGTGAACACATCGGGGTATTTTAATGACGCATCAAGTTTGCTGAAAGTGCATGACATGATGTATGTTATTGATACAGCAACTCCAACTGCAAGTTTGGTAGTAGTATTATCAAACGCATCAGGTGTAGTAGACGTATCAGACGGCACAGCTATATCAGTAGCTGACGCTGACTAAGTAATAGTAATAATGCAGAAGGTGGGAGTTTTGGCTTCCACCTATTTGCACATTTGGAGAAAGTAAATGGCTTCTGGAGATACATCCTTATCAATTTGTTCTGACGCATTGTTAATGCTTGGAGCTAATCCTATATCATCTTTTACGGAAGGAACAGATGAGGCTAATATATGTAACAGTTTATATCCAGATATTAGAAACAAAACACTAGCAAGTTATCCTTGGTCTTTTTCATTTAAAAAAGTTCAATTAGCTAGGCTCATTACAACTCCAACAACAGAGTATAAATACGAATACGCATTACCTTCTGATATGATAGGTACACCAAGAGCGGTGTTCATCAGCAGTCAAGTAGGAGCAACCCCCCAAAGAGAGTACCGTATTATGGGTGGAAAATTATTAAGTAACTACGAGGCTGTGTATGTTGATTATCAATATACTGTGGAAGAATATGAAATGCCTCACTACTTTGTACAAAACATGAAGTATCAAATAGCATGGCACTTAGCTATGCCGATTACTGACCAAATAGAAAAAACAGACTATTGGAGAACTGTAGCGCAAGGTACTCCAGGAGAGAATGGTCGAGGTGGTTATATGCGCCAAGCCATGAATATAGATGGGCAAGGACAACCAACCAACGCATTCCAAGACTTTTCATTAATTGATGTGAGGTATTAATGGCTCGTTTTGTTCAAATACAAACGAACTTTACTTCGGGTGAATTAGACCCTCTTGTTAGGTCAAGGGTTGATATTGACTCTTATAAAAACGCCCTAGAAACGGCAAGAAATGTGATCTGCCAACCACAAGGTGGCGTTAGTCGTAGACCCGGAACAAAGTTTATTAATGAGTTAGCTGGCACTCCTGCTAGTGGCATTCGCTTAGTTTCGTTTGAGTTTTCGATAGACGACAGTTATATGCTGTGTTTTACCAATGACACAATGTATGTATACAAAAATAAAGCATTAGTCCATACAGAAACCAGCACAGGCATTGGAAGTGCTTATTTAGAAAAGATGTGTTGGACACAATCAGCAGATACATTAATTATAGTCCATGAAGATTTAGCTCCAAGAAAGATTGTTCGTGGTGCATCTGATACCGACTGGACGGTTAGCACTATATCATTTGATTCTATTCCCAACTATGCTTTTACTTTAAGTATCTTTAATACTGCTGCTGCTGGTCATTTAACACCAAGCGAAGTTACGGGTAAGGTAACACTAACATCACAGCATAGTATATTTACTGCAGATCATGTAGGTCAGTATATTAATGTTACGCCACAAGGTCGAGCAAGAATTGTTGAGGTTACTACAGGATCAACAGTTAATGTTGTCACAGAGTTTCCATTTTTTGATACATCAGAGATTGCTAATGCTGACTGGGAATTAGAAATAGGTTATGAGGATGTATGGTCAGTATCTAAAGGTTATCCTAGAACAGTTACCTTCCATCAAGGTCGATTATATTTTGGTGGTAGTAAGTCAAGACCTTCAACCATATGGGGATCAAAAGTAGGATTGTTTTTTGACTTTGAACCAGTAGAAGGATTAGATGATGATGCAGTTGAGGCAACATTAGATACTAATACTTTTAACGCTATTACCGACATTATATCTGGTCGTGATTTACAAATCTTTACAACAGGCGGTGAGTTTGCTGTACAACAAGAAGGCTTAGTGGCTATTACTCCATCTAACTTTTTCTTATCAACAACATCTGCTAGTGGTTCCAAAGAAGGTATTAGGGTCAAACAATTAGAGTCAGGCATTTTGTTTGTACAAAGACAAGGCAAAGTGTTATCAGAAATTGCTTATTCCGATGCTACGCTTTCTTATGAAAGTTCTAAGGTGTCATTGTTAAGTGGGCATTTGTTAAAAAATCCAAATAACATGGATATTAGGCGTGCTGTTTCTACAGACGAGAATGATTTGTTATTATTAACAAACGGAGATGATGGCAGTATTACTGCATATTCTTTACTTCGATCACAGAACGTTATAGCACCAACAGAATTTACTACGGTAGGCTCTTTCTTAGATGTAGCCGTAGACATTACGGACATATATGTTGCTACTAAACGAACAGACAGTGGTGTAGATAAGTATTATGTAGAAGTATTTGACAATGATTCATTAACGGATTGTGGTGTCGTTGGAACTACATCGGCAACTGCCAATATGGCTCACTTAGAAGGAGCGATTGTTAATTGTCTTTCTGATGGGTATGTTGAATTAGATCAAACCGTAGCATCAGGAGGAACAGTTACTTTTTCTAATCCACCTACCGCTAGTTCTGAGTGTGGGTTACCAATAGATGTTGAAATTAAAACGATGCCAACAGAAGTAAAACTTCAATCAGGAACAAGGATAGGATTTAGAAAACGTATTGTAGAAGTAAATGCTTTATTGTACAAAACACAGAATATTGTCATTAATGGCAATTTAGTACCAATTAGAAGTTTAGGTAGTGGAGCGTTAGATGAGCCAGTGCCAGAGTTTACTGGGACTAAGACGTTGCATGGTATACTTGGGTATAGCAGTAATGGGCAGATAACCGTGACACAAAGTTCACCGTTAAAACTCACATTGCTAGGGTTAGAATATAAAGTAGCAGTACATCAAGGGACATAAGATATGGGAGCAGCAGTAGC